TCATATCCAAAACTATACTTTGAATATTAGTGAATTTAATCTTACTATTAAAAACATACTTGATGAAACAACGCTGTCCAGTTCTTGGATTTTCCATAACCATATCGAGTGGCATATGTTCATTTGTTACCTTAATAGGTGAATTCTTATACATAGTATCTATTTCTGAAAGTGAATAATTATTATATTTAGATGTATCAAATCCTCGGTTTTCAAGCATTTCAAGAATAACTCCACGTGATTTTTCTAATTTATTAACGAAATTCATTATAGGTATTTATATTAGAATAACAAAATATTTTTAAATCAATTTTATCCTTTTATTGTATTTAAAAATAAAAGAAACTATAGTAAATATGGAAGAATGCATAATATGTTTTCATGAACTAGATAAATACAGTAAAGCCGTATTATCTTGTGGTCATAGTTTTCATTTAAGTTGCATTAAAGGTTGGAAAAATACTCAAAATAAAAATACATATTCAAAACTTTGTCCTATTTGTAGAGATACAGAAACAGAAATAGAAAATATAATAGAGGGAAGCTTACCTTCTCCAGAACCTATAAAATCCAAAACAGTAAGAACTGGTTCAAATTCAAGCGAAGGGTCATTACTTAGAAGAAGAAATCAAAGTATTCCTAGATTAGAATTGGTGACTATAAGAAGAAGTAGTTTAGATGTAGCTAGATTAAATGAAACACGAGACCCTTTTTGTTGTTGTAATATACTCTAAAATTTATATTAAAAATTTTTTCTTTTTATTTATTAATGAAAGTTAGTAATAACGTTATTCTATTATCTCTTGTAGCGGTTTTAACTATTTCTCTCTTATTTACGCTATTAAAAATATACTCATTAACAGGAATAAATTTAATTCCTACTAGTCAAGCAAAAAGACTTATTCAAAGCGGTGTTATAACAACAGTAATTGATGTTAGAACTAGTGAAGAATTTGAAACTAGTCACTATCCCAATAGTATTAATATACCAGTTCATATGATAACTGGAGAGACTACTAAGGAATTAAATAAAGATTCAACACTATTGATATATTGTAATACTGGACAACGTGCTAGATATGCAGTAAATAAATTTAAAAAATTAGGGTTTAAAAACGTATTTTATATTGAAACAGGTTTTGAAACTTTATTGTAAATATTTTTCGACATCTCGTTTTGTTACTGTGTCTTTTCCATGAAGAAGTTTAAATAGGTTAAAATATTTATCTACCTTACTCATTAATTTTTCTCGTAATTCATCCATTGTTAGTGAATCTTTTTCTGAAAATAATTCTGAAATTACTATTGCATGAACATTCTTACCTTTAATGTTTATAAAATGTTCCTTATTTGAAAGTCGTTTGTATTCTACTAAAACTAAAAAAAATATTAAAACTACTAAAAATGTATAAAGAATTTTTGATTCCATTACTACTATAAATAAAATATATTAATTTTTATCCAAATATTCTCTCATTTTTTCTGAATCAATCATTAATTCACTAGGATTTACGCATTTTTCTTCCTCAGTTTCTTCTTCAGTATTAAATGCACCATCAGCTTGTTCATCGTCTTCAGAGAATGGAACACATTCTCGTTTTGAATCTGGTGTTTGCATAATACTTCCATCAATAGTTGAGAAATTTGTTTTTGAAAAATCTAAATTGTCACGGTCTTTAATATTAAAATATAAAAAGTAGAATCCATAGCCAATTATTAAAACTAATCCTGTGCAGTATAATATTAATGCTGCTAAACTATGTAAAACGTTAAACATTTGAAGCAATGGAAAAACTAGAATTACTAGTGAAATTATTAAAATGACTGTAAGATGATTATTTTGATATTGTGTTTTTCTTACTTCACTTAAATATACCTTACCTTTTGTTTTACTAGTAGCTAGAGAATCTCTGAAGTTTTTAATTCCCTCTAATGTATAATCTTTTTCATCTAATATAAATTTTAATTCTTTTTTCATCCTTTCCATTTCAACATTAGCATTTTGAAGTGTTAATGTATTTTGGTCATACATTTCAATTAGTATATGCCATAAAAAATTTCTTGCATCACTATTTTCAGTTATTTTTTTTAAATTTTCAAAATCTATTTCTCTTAAACCATTATTTTCTTTGTTGGCTTCAAGTTCTACAATAAAATCATAATATAAACTTTTACCCATTTCTTCTGAAGGTAGGTCTAACTCAGTGCTATTTCCTACCAAACTAGATTGTGTCATTGGAACATCAACGGAATTCATTGCCATATATATTAATTATATATTTAATTTTTTTTTGTAAAAACAAGAATACCAATACTCACTAAAAACAAAACTACAATAGATACAGACAACATGCTAAATTTTAAACTAAGGTTATTTTTCTTTTCTTCATTAACTTGGGTAAATTCTTGTGTCTTGTATGATTCTCCACTTTCTAATCTTAATCGTCTTAATATTTTTCTAAATTCTCTTCTTTTATCATTTGTTGTATTAAGATATGCATTTAATGTTTGTTTTTCATACTTAACAGTAGGTATAATTGTTTCATTGTCTTTATTTATTCTTTTGAACAATTCTTTAGCTTGTTCATTGATGATTTTATTACTGTAAGTTTCTTTTTGTAATAAATCCATTAATTCATTATATTCGTTTTCGTATGCTTCTCTATCTTCTGCTCTTTTTGAGAGAAACTCTTTAAAACTAGGTGCTTTACTACAACTCATTATAGTATTTAAATAGAAAATAAATTACATTTTAAAATAATATACGCTAAGTCCTAATGACACTATAAAAAATAGTATTAATGGGACTAATAAATTTTTAATTTCATTTTTCAATCTTTGATTTTTATTTATATAAATTTCTAAATTTTTAGAAGAAGTATAAGTATCATTTTTTAATTTAGTTCCTGTCTTTGAATTATTTGAAATAGTTTTTAATTTTTGAACTAAATCTTTATAATCTGTATCTTCAGAATTATAGTATCTTTCTCTAATATTTTTTATGATTGTATTCATTAATTCATTATAATCTCCTACTACACCCATTGCATTTTTTATTGTTTTATTTACTCTTGCTGCTATTATAGGGTATCTTTCTATTTTAATGTCACCCATATTTTCAAATACCTGAAGTCTTCTACCAATCTCTTGTTCTAATATTTTTAATTTTACTAATTTTTCTTTTTTCTCCTCAGTATTTTGATTTGTGAAAGTTTCCCTACTAGAAGTAGCTGCGGCTGTAGGGGCAGCAGTAGTAGTAACTACACCAGAACCAGGACCAGCACCTCCATCACCAGTTGGAGCACCATCACTAACAACTCCACCAGAAGCTGCACCTTCAAGACTACTTAATTGAGTATCTAAAGTATCTGAAAGTGTTGTCTCAAGATTAACATCGTTTTCCTTTACAAATTTAATAAGAGCATCAATATCATCTACTCCCAAATCACGAGAAATTTTTTCTTTTATTTTTTTCACTTCTTCAAGAGACATAGGTGCGCTAAGTTCTTCTTCTAATGCACCTATTTTATCTCGTAAATTTCTAGTAATTACTTTTAATTTTTTTATTTCATCAATATACATTTTGCTCTTATCTGGACTCTTGACATTATCTGATGTTAATGGAACGGTTTGTTGTGTAAGACTACTTGTAGTAGGACTTTCTAGTGGCACTAAACTACTAGTTGTAGATTCTGGTAAAGAATTATTAGAATCTGACTGAGTTGATACTTGTTCTAAATTTTCAATTAATTCATTAAATTTTTCATTTACTTTATTTTCACGAATAATTAGTGATTTTTGTTTTTCTCTATAATCTTCAGCATATTTGTTTTTTTTTTCTATACGAGTTTCACCAAAACGAGATTTTTCAAACTTAGTATCAGACTCATAACCTGATTTATCGAGAGAATAACAATTCTCGAGAGAAATTATTGAACCACTAACATTTTTGTTGTCTGTATCCATTTGTGCTAATTTTTCACAACTATTTCTTAACCTATGTAAATTTCTTTCGGCTGCCATACTTATATTTATGGAACAAAAAAAAATTGAAACTAATTTGATTACTTTTTTTGATATAAATAAAATTCTCTAGTTAATATAATGAATAAATCACTCGTTAATGGATATAATCGTCTTATTGAGGATGCCAATACTAAAATTAAAAATCCAGAGTTGGATGCAAAAACAAAAACTGGACTTAGGTTTAAAATAGGACACTATAGAAAAGCTTTAAAAAAAATTAAATCATTAGAAACAGAAGTAACTAGTGCTGAACAAGCTACCGGATTAGACGTTTTTAGTAAGGGAGAAATAGAACATATCACTAAATTTTTAGATGACCCATCTCTCCTTGAAAATTCTACAGTTTCCCTTCGTGCTAGTGAATTAGATAAACTTCAAGGTATTACTGGTGTTGGACCTAAAAAAGCAGCAGACCTTTATGATAAACACAATTTGAAATTAGAAGACCTTCTTGCTGGAGAAGGTGATGATTTATTGACTCATCATCAAAAGATGGGTGTTAAATACTATCATGATTTAAATATTCGTATTCCTCGATCTGAAATTACCAAACTTCAAAATTATATGCGTCGTCAATTGAGTGATGGATTTAAACTTATGATTTGTGGTAGTTATAGGCGAAAGGTTAAAGATAGTGGTGATATGGATGTTCTAATTTACCATCCTGATGTAGAAAATATTGAAGATGAAGTATTTTTCGCATGTTTTATTGAAAAACTTACAAAACGTGGATTTTTGGTAGATTCTCTTACACCTAATGATTCATCAACAAAATATATGGGAATGTGTAGATTAAATAGTGAATCTACTGTAAGACGTATTGATATCAGATTTATCCCTTATTCAAGTCTTGGAAGTGCTATGTTGTATTTCACTGGAAGTGGTGATTTCAATAAAAATATGAGAACCTATGCAATTAAAAAGGGATTTAAACTTAATGAATATGGATTATACAAAAAATCAGGAGAAAAGGTAGAAGGTGTTTCAACAGAAGAAGATATTTTTAAGGCGTTAGATTTAGAATACTTTGAACCACAAGATAGACTTCCTAGCGTAAAATTTGGTAAATAATTATTTAAAGTTAATTACTATTAAGTAATATAACTATGACAACAGATGCGCTAAGAGTAATTGATAATCTTTATAAAAAACACGGTGATAAGGCATATATAGGAGAAGCTATTTCACAGAGAGAACATGTAATTCAGGCAGCATTATTAGCAGAAAATTTTTTTATTTCTAATGCTACTGATGATACATATAGAAATGAAATTGTATTAGGTGCATTATTACACGATATTGGTAATATGCTTCAATATGATCATCCTGGAGAATATGAATTAACAGGCGAGTATGGAATCATGCATCATGAAATATATGGTGCTAATTATTTAAAAGAATTAGGATTTTCTGATTTAGTATGTGAAATTGTAGGAACCCATGTTTTAACAAAAAGGTATTTAATAACTAAAAATGCAGAATATTATCATAAATTATCTGATGCTTCAAAAGAAACGTATATGTATCAAGGTGGTGAATTAAATGATAGAGAAATTGCTAGATATGAAGAAAATCCTTTTAAAAATATTCACTTAAAAATGAGAGAATGGGATGACGCTGCTAAAAGCACTGACACTGAACTTTTAGAGAAGATTAAAAATATCGATATTGTAGATTATTATTCAAAATTTTTGTAGTATTATAGTAATATGAAATCTGTCATTAATTTTTTTATTACATTACTAGTAATAATAATATTTTTTTACTGTTTTTATCTTTTAGATAAATTAGAGAATTTTGAAAATAAACGTAAATTTGCTGTTATGTGGGCTAGCACATTAAATGTGGGCGATGATTTTCAAACATTGGCAGCAATAAATTTATTAGAAAAAAACAATATTAATGAATACACTTATATTGATAGAGAAAAATTAAAAGAATATGATGGAGAACCTGTCCATTTAATTGCTAATGGTTGGTATATGCACGACATAACTAAATTTCCTCCATCTGATAAAATTACACCTATATTTATTAGTGTTTATATTGATAATCCACTAATAGTATCAAATAATGTTGAGTACTTTAAAAAATATGAACCAATAGGTTGTAGAGATATGAGCACTAAAAAATTATTTGAAAAATATGGTATTAAATCATATTTAAGTAGATGTCTTACTCTTTGTTTTGATGAACATAATAAAAAAACCGATAATATTTATGTAGTTGATATAGAGGGTAGTAATGGCGGTAAATCATTTAATGATGTAAAAATTAATTTAAATTCGAATAATGTTAAATATATTAAACATAATCACGAAGAAATAATAAAACATAAATTGGATATTAAAAAGAGACTTGAAATAGCAAGAGATTTATTAGATAAATATAGAGAAGCTAAATTAGTGATCACATCAAGGTTACATGCTACATTACCATGCAGAGCTTTTAATACTGATGTTAAATTTTTACATTCAAATTACAATACTGATAAAAGATTTATTGGGTTGCACGATGTATTAAATGGTTCAAATAATCCTGTTATAGAAGAAATTCCTAGTAAAATAGAAAGAAGTGTTATAAATAAATACAAAAATGATATTAATATTAAATTTAAGGAATTAATAAATTCAAATTAATTTTTTTATTTTTTAATTACCTATAAAAATGTAGATAATTAGTAATTATTGTCGTTAATATTAGTATGAACAAGGACACTCTAGATAAGGCATTCAATAGGGCAATCAATGGCGGAAGTGCTGGATTTATAGCTATGTCTGGACAGGTTGTTTCTATGATGTGGTTAAGAACTATAGTTAATCATCAATATAGAAATGGTGGAACATTTAAATCTACTGCAAAATTATTATATAATGAAGGTGGTATTGTAAGATTTTATAGAGGATTGCCTTTTGCACTTTTACAAGCACCATTATCTAGATTTGGTGATACAGCAATGAATGCTGGAGTAGCAGCACTTCTTGAAGATACAAATTTATCACTAGCAGAAAAAACATTTGCAGGTTCTTGTGGTGCAGGGCTTTGGAGAATAGGTATTATGCCCATTGATACATTAAAAAGTAGTCTTCAGGTAAATGGAGCTAATGGAATAGGAATAATTAGAGATAGAATGAAAGTTGAAGGAATACGAACTTTTTATAATGGTTCTATGGCTAGTGGTCTTTCTACAGTTATGGGTCACTTTCCTTGGTTTTATACATATAATTTTCTCAATGAAAAATTTCCAAGAAAAGACTTTGAAAATAGTGATAAGTATAAGCAATTATTAAGAAGTGCATGTATAGGTTTTTCAAGTAGTAGTATTTCTGACACAGTATCAAATATTTTTAGAGTAGTTAAAATTATGAGACAGACAAATAAAGAATCAACTAGTTATTATAAATTAGTAAAAGATACGCTAAAAAATGAATCAGTATTCTCTATGATGACTAGAGGTCTTAAAACTAAAATATTAACAAATGGTATTCAAGGAATGATTTTTGTAGTTCTTTTTGACCTATTAAAAAAATCTTAGGAATTATTAGAGAAAAGTAATGGATGACTACTTAACGCAATGTTTAGGATATGCAGTCTTAGGTGGTTTTTTTCTATTCTCGGTTTCAATTACTACCTATTCTTTTTTTAAAGAATATAAGATTAAACTTGTTGTTGAAAGAAAAATTGATTAAATTTACTTAAACATAAAATAAATATAAAATAAAATGATTACTATTGCCGATGAACATATGCGACAAATGGATATTAGTTTTTGTGGAAAGGTAGCAACTAATATTGTTACATCAGATGCAAAACAAACTATTATTAATTCTTTTCATTCTCTCATTGAATCTAGTAGATTCTTTAACCGTTCTCAAAAAAGATATAAATACGCTAATCTTTTGAATCCTACAAGTATTACTTATCTTAGTAAGCAACCACATCTTATTACACTTAAAACAGGTGGTAGTAATTACTTCCTATTCCTAACAAAGATTAATGGTGTAAATAATGCACTTTTTATAGATTGTAAAACAAAACAGGGATATACACTTCCTAGAATTATTACAACAGAATTTAAATTTTCAGATGACCTATTTAATGGAACAGTATTTGATGGTGAAATTGTAAGAGATAAGAGCGATAATTGGATGTTTCTAATTTCAAATATTGTAGCCTTGCGAGGTCGTGTAGTAAATAATAATATTATATCACGAATGAATCTTATTTATAAAATTCTTTCTGAAAACTATAATGCTGATCCTGTTCTTGATATTTGTCCTATTAGGGTAAAGAAAATTTATAGATATTCGGATTATGATAAACTTATTCTTCTATACATAGGGAAATACGATTATGAAATTAAAGGTATGTTCTTTAATAGTCTAAACAATAAACATAGTAATCATCTTTTTATGATGTCAGCACCAAGTAAGAAAGAAGGTTATACAGATAAGAAAAAGACTAGAAGCACTGGTGAAACTAAATCAGAATCTGCGGCAAGTGAAACTAAGTTAGAAGCTACTACAACTGTAAGTGATAGTATTACGTTTCAGATAAAAACAACAGATAAACCTGAAATTTATGACCTATACGCTGTAAATGATAAAAGCGGTGTAGTTGAAAAATACGCTATAGCCTTAATTAAAAAGATGGCAGTAAGTAAAATATTGAATAAATACTTTTCATCAGAAGATGGCGATAAATCGTGTTTCTGTAATTGTAAATACAATAAAAAATTTAACAAATGGGAAGTAATTGGATTAAATTCAGATGCAACTCTACCAGATTCACTTAATACAATTAAAAACTTGGAAGAATAATTTTATAGAATAATTATATAGTATGTTATTTCAAACAATCACATTATCAATTGTTTTTGCCTCTATTATACTTAGTAAGTTTATAGTAGATAAAGATTTACAAGCTCTTTATTGGTTAATAGTTTTTTTATTAACTGTAACAGTAGGAAATATTTACATGACTTTTTATTATTACATCAAACTTAGAAATGAACCAGGTGTAAGAGGACCACGTGGAGATCCTGGTTCAAAAGGACAAAGGGGAAGCAATGGTGTATGCACTATTGACACAAGTTGTGGTTCTATTCAAAACTGTAGAGATTTCATTGAAGAAGTATTTATGGAAGAACTTCCTGAATACAAGAGAGTTGTCCAAAAACAAGAAAAGAGTATTAAACTCAATAATTCTGACCTCAAGATTTTAGAACAGGTTAATATGTATTTTGATATGTTAAAAGCAGCATGTGAATCTGGAAGATATACACAACCAGAATTAAGACAAAAAATTAAGAAATCATTAGAATAATAAGTTAAGCTACAATTTCCATCCTATGAATATCCATAGCAGTTCCATTCAAAGAACCACAAATACCTCTTATATATGTTCCACTGCTAACAAATAATATATAACTTTCAATTTCTATATTATTATCAATAGATTCTAGTAGTTGCTTCCAAGTATTTAAAATTATATCTGCTCTAAAATTATCTCTATTTTTTTCACTTAATTGATTTATTCTATCTTTTATTTCAATAAATAATTCATCTGATGAAATTGTAATAGTATCATTATTAATAACATTAAATATTTCTACCATTTTTCCAGGTATTTTTATATCTTTTAATTTATCTTCACGTGCCCATTTCCAAAGAGGTTTTCCATCTACACATTTACTACTATAAACTGGATACTCTTGAAAAAATCTATCTGGTTTTAAATTTTGAATATTATTATTAGTCTTACTAATTCTAGGAATACCTAAAATATCACCAGTATCTGTTTTAATTCCCTTAATGCATTTGAATGAATATAGTTTTTTATAACCACAAAATTCTGATATTTTTTTACAATCAACTCCAGTTAATAGAATCATTTTACCAGAAGCCATCGGATCTAGTCTTCCAGCAAATGCCACCTTTTCAGTTATTCCCCTTTCCCTTTTGAAATTTTCGATCAATTCATTAGGAGATTCTCCTATTTTTTTATGAACTTCAACTATCATTCTATTTTTTTATTATAAAAAAAACTATTCTTCAATTTTATTTAAAAATTGATTATATTTATTTAATTATTTAATTAGTAGAATGTTTAGTATTTGTGTTACAGGTAGTCACGACCATAGGAAAGCAAACAACAAAGAAATTTCATTGAGAACGAAATTAGGAATAAAAAAAGAAGAATGTTATGTTTGTAATCCAAAATTAACCAAATCTGTATTTTATTGTAAAGAATATTCAGATTCACTTACAGTAAGTCCAAATAATCCATCTTGGATTACAGCTGTTATTATATTTAGTGATAGAAAAAGTCCATTCTGGTTGCCACCTGAACTACATAGATTTATCTTCAAATATTTTAAGGGACCAGTAATTCCTATTACCCAATTTACTAAGGAAACAATTAATCATATAAAATCTTGTGACTCGTGTAGTAAATTATTCCTAGATTTTACAAGTCTTTATAGTTGTAGTCATCATATTCTTCCAAGATTTCCAGATAGAAATAATGCAAATAAAAATGATTCAGATGCAGAAGATACATACGCATTAATGTATTATTAGTCGAATAATAAATCTAATCTTATATTAATTAGATGTTTGCCTTAAAACTATCATTAGCAGTATTAATTTTATTTTTCCTAATGTATAATGGGGCATCTATAATGGTGCAGGAAAAACCACTTATGAGAAGAATGGTAGAATTATCGTTATACATAATAATTTTAATAATTATTGGTAATTTTGCCTTTAGTGTAATAACTTATTATCAGGTAAAAGATAAAATTGGAGAAATTGGTGATTCAGGTATAAGAGGACAAAAGGGGGATACTGGAGATAAAGGTGTATGTGAAAGTAATTGTGGTATAAAAGTATGTATCTTAGACCTTCTCTCTACAGCTAATAAAACTTTTTATATTGAATTAGAAAGAATTTATGGTGGTGTAATGCTTCAATACGATATACCAAAAGGGAGAAAAATTTCAAAAAAAAAAATAACCAGTTTTATTTGGAATAAAATCTATGATAATCATCGTATTTTAATTATTCTACCAGAAAATCGAGAAAAATTTATGGCTGAACCTGAAGAGAAAAAAAGAGAAATAATTGAATCTATATTAAATGTATATGTAACAAGAAATTCAGATAATAGTATATTATATGTTCGTATTCATGCTGGTAAGCCATTAGGAGAAAAACTTAGAAAGGAAATAGCTAAAAATAGTAGATACTTTGAATTCAATAAGATTGTTCCTAGTTTAGTTACTAAAGAAGATGAAATGGATGCATTAAATAAATGTATGATGGAAACTGTTGGACAAAAAATTGTTTATAAAAGTAATGGTGACTCAGAAGCTGGTGGAAATGATGAAATATTAATAAAGGGTTGTGATGAAAGCGAGTTAGAAGAACTTAAGCGTAGTGGTGCAACACCACAATTAGCAGACGCAGAATTAGACCGTATAGTAGAAGAAGACCCTGAATTAGATTTAGGAGACCCAGAAGTCAAAGAGAAAAAGTTGAATAAATTAAAGATACGTAACTTGTTTTTTATAAATAAAATTAGAAGTATATGTAATTCGCCTGAATATCAAGAAACACTAGAAATTGAACTAAAAAACAAACCAAATGAAAAGAAATTAATTGACTTTTTAGCAGAAACAATGACTAAATGGGTAAGAACACTAATGACTTTCACCTATATTAAAGAAGATGGAGAAATGTCTTATGGTGGAATGAGATTTCTTCTTACAAGAGAATCAGATGTTAATGTATTCCATAAATATTTAGATTCTGAAAATTATAGAGATTCTTTTAGTAAAGTTGAATTAACTAAAATGAATCCACTCTATGAATTAAAAAAATATGACGTATGGAATTGGAATCAACCTTATACAAATGTTCCATTAATATTTGAAAAATGTGAAAAAGAACAAGATGTACCACTTGGTAGGGAACCTATTTTAAGTATTATTGAAACAAATAATTATAAAAAAGTTTATGATTCAAATACTAATAAAAGTAAATGGTATTCAAGTGATAAATTTGGTTATTGTGCATATAATCAAATGGGAGAATTTAATGATAATCCAGATGATAAAAAAGAATGTGTCTTCTATGATGTTAATAGTCAGGGTCATGATTATTTAGAAGGTCGCCAACCTGCTTGGAAATCTATTGAATACAATAATCCAAAATCATTAGGATTGTATCATCCAAAGAGTATCCCCAAACATAAAATGAAAGAAACTGACCCTACTATAAGAGCTACTATTAAAAATGAATATTTCAAAGACGATAACAATAGATATTATTTTCCACTTGGAAGTGTATGGAGTGGTAATATAGAAGATAATAGACCTGATGCTAACTATTTTAATCCAATAACAAGAGAAACAAATACAGGAAATTTAGGAAAAGGCACTGAAAAAAAAACTATTTTAGTTACTGGTGATATAAAAGACCCAGTTGATTATAAAAAAATATGGAATAATAAAGGAGATGGAAAAGGATGTGGAGATTGCCAAGAAGGAGAAGCTACACTTTGGAGACCAGTTCCACCAACTGGATATATTTGTCTTGGAGATGTAGCTGTAGAAGGAAATGAAAAACCAGATATTGAAAATGAAGCACTTATAAAATGTGTTCCAGAAAAATGTGTCACAAAAATACCTATCAATACAAGAGTATGGGATTCTGATTTACTATTAAAAAAAACATATGGAGAAGGAGGAGGAACAGGTAATTATTTTATAGGAGGTAGTGGTGCAATTCATTCAGTCCATTACTTTTTCTTATTACTTGCAGAAAAGTTTAGTAAAGTAAGTTTCGAAAATGTAAATTCTTTTACATTTAGTACTAATGACCTTATGGATTTAATTAACGGAATGATAAAAAATTATAGAGATTTTCATAGCAAAAATGAACAAAAAGAGTCAGATACTTTTATTAATCCTTATAGTGCAGAACGACAGATAAAAAGATTAGAACAATTTAAAAATAGCAATTTTATTAGACAATGGCCTTTAACTAGTTATCAAAGTAACAGAACACTTTTTTACTATGGAAGAAAAGAAATATATGAAATTATAAAATACCTAAAAAAACTAAAAGTGCAAATATTAGAATTATATCAATTGAAATACGAAAACTATAAAGATTTAGGATTTAAAGAGTCTAAAGAAACAAAATTCAATAAAAAATTGGTAGTTAAATTACCATTTGCTAAAGGTGGTGCATCTTACACAATTAATGTTAATGATATGCCTATGCTTTCTGGAAGCAAACCAATTAATATTTATAGTGCAGGTAATAAAGATAGTAAAATAGAAAAATATTTTAGACCTGACTTAAAATTAGATGAAAATGAAGGTCATAATTTATTTGTAGCGGATAATGAAAAAAATGTTAAAAAACCAAAATTTGCATATAAATTAAAGAAACAATGCTTTCAACCAATGAAAGGAACACCACCAGAATCAAATAAAGTTGCTGGAACATTAAGTAATTTAGAGAGAAAAGGACATGCTAGAAAATCTGCAATGCATTATTTTACTTATCCTCTTAATGTGGTTATTTCTTGTGAGGCTGGAGGTGATAGAAGTTATAATGGAAAACCAAAGCAATATTATTTGTCTTTTGCTAAAGAAATAGAAAATAAGTATACTAGAATAAAAACACCAACATATATTATAAGAACTTTTGACGATAAAAAAAGAAAATTCACAAAATGTCTTGGAATATTTGATGATGAATTAATCGAGTCAGAAATTGATATTAATTATAAAGGTAATCTTTGGGTTCCTGTAAATGTTGATTCTACAAAAACTAATTTTACACCCAATGAAAATGAGAAAGTTGTTATAAATATTGTATCATATAAGGATAATTCAAAATGTTTTTCACATTCTTTTGACCTATTTGGAAAAGGAGTTATAACTTTATCAGAAGACAAGCAGAGTGCCAATGCACGTTGGGATTCTAAATTATTAAGAGATTAATATCTCACTAATTTATAAATGATAACAGGTTTTTTTGTAATTACAGTATTATCTATATTCTTAGGTAAATTTGTATATAAATTTACAAGTGATATTTTATGGAGTAGTTTTAGTGGATTATCATTAATATCATTATATACACTATGGGTTATATTGAATAATAACTATTACGTTGCATTTTTAACTACTTTTATTGCCACAACACTCTTAGCAGCACTTTTTATAATGTTTAAATTAGACTACAGAAAAATGATAGCTGATTTTTATGGTCCAAGCAATTCATATTTTGATGGTTTAAAATTAAATACTACAGGTAATTCTTCACTTTTCTTTTGGGCAATGTTTTTAGCTTCAGCTCTTTGTATTTTTGCATTACTAGTTTCAAAAAAAATTTATAATAAAATGAAATTAACTGCTGGAAAAATGGGAGAAACTGGAGAAACTGGTGAAAGAGGAGAATCAGGTGATAATAGTGCTTTTTTAAGAAGTCATAATCAAATAGCTTATGTTAATGTAATTAAAACTATAAATGAAGAAATTGAAGAATTTAAAAAAAAGAGTGTTCCTCCTATAAATTATGTCCCAGATGATATTCATCTTAAAAATATTTTCATTATGGAAGAAATTAAAAGAATCTGTTATTCTCACGAATTTAATAAAACATTTATGGAAGCAACAGTAAAATATAGAGGATTAAAAGGTGCAAATAGAAAATGTGATTCTGAGAATAGAGGTTTAAACTACACTACTGAAATGGTAAAACGTGATGCTAGAAAATGGACAAGATACATACTAAGATACAATAAGGGATTACAATATTTAGAATCGTCATTTAGAATGAAAGATGATTGGAAAGTTTTATATATTACTAAAGATAAAATGAAGGGATTAAAACCAAATCCATTAACAGCATTTGAAGAAGGACTATTTAAAGATTCAAATGGTATTAATACTTGGAATTGGGGATTAAGTGGCAAACTACCATGTTAAAAATAATTTCTACATAAATAGTAATTAGTAATTATGTCTATATCTGGGACTAAAGTCTTTTTAATTTTAACTATAGTATTGGGGACATTTCTATTTTTAGCAGTAAAAATAATGGGTATGAATTTGCGAGAAAATGATAAAAGTATTAATCTTATTCTTGTATTTCTACTCTTAATTTCAATCTTAACAATAACTGGTGTTACACTATCATATAATATTCAACCAACTGTAAAAAAAATATTACCAGAGAAAGGAGAAATGGGTAATCGTGGATTAAGAGGTAATCAAGGTGATCCAGGAAAATGTGGTTTAAAATGCACAGATAACTCTTGTTATAGAAAAATATTAGACCATATTACCAAAGTTTATAATATATACTGTGAGATAAATGGATTAGAAAAATTAAGAAAAGGAAGACATATTGAAAATATATTTTTAAAGAAAAAAGTTAAGGAAATATGTAATTCGCTTCCTTTTACAAATCTTCAAAATCTTCATGGTATGCACAAATTAAATCTACACGGAAGAAATAGCACTACTGACCAAAAATGTGATATTAATAAAAATTGTGGAGCGTATGACTATATTTTTCAAAAATGGACTGAATGGATTCTTATTATTTTGAAATACAAAAATGGGAAAATGTTTTTAGATTCAGAAAATATGACCGATAATAATTTTAATGCTATGATTGAATCTGAGGATATTGATGATTCTCTACCATTAAATAAAAAATGGATATTTGATTTAGGGGACAAAGACTGTTTTAATGATGAAAACGATGTTAATTGTCTATCATTTGTAAAAATAATAGACCCAGACGATGATCCCAAAAACCAAAAAAAAATAATGAATGCTTTTAGAAAAACAGACTTTTATAAATTCTATAGTGTTTATGGTGTTCCTGATGCTTTTAGTGAAAATGTTAGAAGTTTAAATACTGAACGAGAGAAAATAACAAAAGTTCGTAGTCCATTTGAAGAAATTCAGGAGTATGATGCTTGGTATTGGGGTGCTCCAGAAATTGCACAACCTAGAGTTATAAATAAATGTGATGCTACACTTGATTATCGTGAAATTAAAAGACCAATAGATAAAGATTTAGATAAAGATGGTAAAGTAAAAAAAAATCATGTTAAAATAAAAGTAAGACTCAGTAATGACTATTATCATCTTTGGTCAAATAAAAAAGCTAGACAAGCAAAAATGAATTATCAAGTAAATGGAAGTTCAGAAAATTCTTATGTTCCTAATCTTCAAAAAGGTGACCGATTCGTAAATATTTATAGACCAAAAGATTTTTATGATAATTCTGAAAAAGATACTGATTTTAAAATGTATAAACCACTAGGAGACATTATTGTTCCAGAAAATAGTGCTTATGATAAAGACCTTAATGATGAAAGTTATCCAAAATATAAAGAAAAAATAAATACTCGTAAATCAACAAATTATAAAAAAAATGGTCCTCGAGTTTTAACATTACTAGTAGCTAGTCCTGATTTAAAACCACCAGAAGACTTTAAATTAATGTATCAATCATTAAGACAAAATGGATATAGGGCAGGTGAAGAAGGTTATAGTGTATGGAGACCTATCCCTCCTGAGGGTTATGTTGCATTAGGAGATGTTTTCCATTATTCTCCTACTGGAGATAAACCAAATAGAAACATTATAAGATGTATTCCTAAAGAATGTATAGATGAAGTAGCACCTTATACTACTTATGTAAATAATAGTTATAGTTTTAAAACTCCTGATAGTATTACTGATTTTAATGGACAAAGTAATGTAGTAGTAAGAGAAACAGGAGGTCAAAAGCGTGATACTGATAAAATAACACATGAAAATTGTAAATTAAATTGGAAATTATTTAATCCTAGCACTATTCCAGAAATAATAGAAAATGAAAATGCTAGAAATCCAGATGGAACACTTAAAAATTTAAATGTTTTAAATAATCATTTAAATCACTTAAACCTTTTTAGAAGTGATACTGAAGAAATGAAATTTTATAAGATTAAATACCAGCACATATATGATGATTCAAGAGAATTAGACCCTAGAGGATTATTACTAATGCCTAAGGAAAAATTCTCTAAGGACTATAGTATTTTAAAAATATACGAAGATTAAGATTAATTATCTTTGATATATAATAATGGTATTTAACATTCCTCTTTCTGTATATCAATACCTATTAAGATTAGGAGTAGCCGTAACTGTAATAGGTTCTTTGTATTATTATAACTTACCAACAACAAATAGAATTATGAAAGTATCAACTGCATGGTTTATGATTGCAATGGTATTTAATCTAATAAATATGGATGTCACTCTAGGGCATTTTCAAAAAAATACAAATAAAATAGGTCCTATTGGAGAAGTAGGGAAAATTGGACCAAAGGGATTTAAAGGAACGTCTTTCACCTGTGGTAGTGTTTGTGGAAGCACATCAAGAGAATATGAAGGTGACAACATAGATGAGAATGGAAATTTAAATCCTTCAGAACATATTAAAATAGGAAAGTGTGTATTTCCTTTTGTTTATAAATATACTAGTCAATACGAACCAATAAAGGCTTGTAAAGGAGATGAATCATTTGAAGAAAGTCTTAGATGTTTTGATGTTCAAGAAAATGGAAGACCAGTAGATGAAACAATTCCAGTTAATGCCAATGAAACTGGGGTTTGTGCTACAAAGATTGATATTATAAAGAAAACTCCACTTAAATGGGCATATACACAAAACAGTGAAAAATTAAAGAAACTTCGTGAAATAAATAAAAAACTATCAGATAGTGAAGCAGAATTTCAAAAAACTAATACAGGAATTACAGATATTGAAATAGTTACTGGTGCAAAATCAAATGTAGAATGTCCTGTAGGTTATAAAAAAATAGGTAAGGATTTAAATGAAGCATCTAGTGGTGCCTATGTCTATGCCTGTAAAAAAGAAGGAACTGCTAGTATCGGTGTAGGACATATAGGAATTGCTAAAAATGCTGAGTCATGTGGAGATTTATCAAGTTTCAGTGAAGAAGACAAGGCAAAAATTGTTAAATTCAAAAAATTACCAGTAGATTTAAACAAAGACGCAGATGTAAGTGGATATAAACCTACAAAATTATATATGTGTCTTGGTTATACTAGTAAAGATTTTATAACAGATATTCAATTTAAAAATGAGAGTGATTTCCAAAATGTTGATTTTAAAATGCTTAATACAGACTTAAATGAAGGAACTGATGGAAATCCTATTTATCTTTACTATTCAAAAACAAGATTAGATTTTACAACATTAAATACTGCTTTCTTATTCAAAAATCAACTATTCTTCTTCATTAGGGATAAATTTTATAGCTTAAGTAGCAAGGGAAAAATGTCTGCACCTATTGATATTAAAAATAAATTTGGAAATTTACCTGAAAATATAGATGGTGCTTTTGTATCAAATCGTGATGATAAATTATACTTTTTTTCAGGAAATCTAGTATATCAATATAATCAAAACAAAATGAGACTTAGTGAAGGTTATCCTAAAAAAATAGACAATGTTTTTAAAGGAATACCTAGTAACATTGATGCTGTATTTGTAAATCAAAATGATGGAAATACATATTTCTTTAAAGACCGTTTTGTATATAAATTTAATATTTCAACAAATAAAATAGAAGAAGGTTATCCAAGAGTAATTAAAACTAAATTTCCTGGAGCACCAGATAATCCAGACGCTGTTTTCTACAGTAGTCTTGATAATAAGACATACTTTTTAAGAGGAAATAGATATTGGATATTAAAAGCAAATGAAAGTGTAGAGGATGGTTATCCTAAACCCATTATGGATAAATTCCCAGGTTTAGGTGTTGTTCCTGAATCTATGACATATTTTACAGCATCTGATTCATTTAGCGATAGTCACTACTTCTTTTTTGGTGGAAATGGTCGTAAATACTTTTACAAATTAGATAAGATAAAATTAAAATTAGGGCCGGGACAACTTATAGCTGATACATTCAAAAAAGCACCAGACCAATTTGATTGCATCTATTATAATGATGTTAATAGAAACTATTACATGTTTGGTGGAATGTATGTTTATATCTATAAAGGTTCAGCATATTCAATGACTCACATTAGAAAAGCTACTGGTGTTATTTATCCAGAAGCTCCAGATAATATTGATTGTGCATTCAAAGTTCCAGGAGATAGAACAGTATATTTATTAAAAGGAATTACATTATTTAAATATACTTTGAATGATGACAACGAAAAGTTTTCATTTGTAGAAACTATTGATTTAGAAAAAGAACTTCCAAGATTATTTGATACTAAAAAATCATTAGATGCTATTGTTTTTGTAGGAAAAATAGGAGGTAAAAATACATTTTCCGCAATTCAAGGAA